AGTATAACTACTGGCAGCATCTCCAAACCGGTTAGCTCTACGGATGTTGAAGTTACCAGTGGGTAAGTAGCATCGTCATAGATATATATCCAGTAGTAGAATTCACTACTCGGATCAGTATTGGCATGGTAAGTGGTCTGAAGAGCTCTTTCAGAAACAAATGTAGGTAGGTTAAATGAACTTGATAGCTGAGTTACTGCTGGAACACCACTATTCGTATAGGTGTCATCAGTGATTGTCACAACACAGACCCGGGTTACATCAACCGTACCATCTGAGCTGTTGGATAGGTTTATCTGGAACTTCTCAAAGTCATCCAAAAATATGTCAGCAGTAATGGGCACTATTATGTTCTGTACTTCACCAACGGTACCAGCGAAATTAAGTGTCCCAGCTACACCGTCGTAGTCAAGTCCTTCCATAGCTGTGATGTCAGCGAAGTCATAATCGACTGTGAATGCACCTGCAGCAGCGGTCTCTAACGTTACCGGTATCGTGGCGTTGCCACTCTCTGTCACAGTAACATCATTCATTGTCAGCACTTTTCCATCATCATGCAGAATGGTGCAAGGCAACTGGCTCGGAGAAGACAGATCAACTACTTCATGTCCACCGGTAAGATTTGGCACATCGATAGAGATAACAAACCCTATACCAGACCCACTTGTCCTGTGGAATGCAGGAACTCCATCCACGAGTAAAACAAAAAACTCGTCTGGGCCCACAACCGGATCGAGTATGTCTATCAACACATCAACCTCACTGGTACCAGCCAGCATATCTACTGATGCAATCTGAGTGTAGTGAACACCATCAACTGCTGCACCTGTGTAAGACAGATTAATAGTCTGTGTCTGACCGGCTAACACCGGTCTGCTACTCTTTACTTTAAATGAGGCTGTATCACCTGCAGTAGTGACACCTGATCCTACAATCCAGAAACTAGCCAGCTCACTATTCCTGAATATGTTGATGGTGTAGTCATCTGAATTAACGTTATATATGATGTTTCTGAGCTTGTAATCATCACGCACTACCAAGTAGGGATCTGTGAAAGTAAGTGTGTTGTTCCAGGGTTTATAGCCATGGGATGACTGAAGCGCATGCTTAAAGTGAAAGTCCTGCTTTACGAAACCACTAGAAGTTTTCAGTATGGTATTTGCAGGAGGAAACTCAGTATCAAGAGCTGAAGTTAGGGCAGTTGGATCAACCTCTGCTGCAGATATAGACATCTCAGGTAAACCATACACATACCCACCGGTAGGCTTATTACAGTAATTGTAATAGGCTCTTATTTCAGCTTTTGGTCTGAGGTACTCAATCATGTAGTTCGGGAAGAATGGGGTATCAGAATTGTGTGCAGCAAATATTGCTCTGATGATAGCTGCTTTCTGTACGTCTTCTGTATTTTGGTCGAACAGGGCTACAGAGCTCTTAGTAGTACTGACTATGGTTTCAGCCTCAATACCAATGAGTGAAAAACCCCACTCGACAGATGGTAGTATGACAAGATCCCATGCAGCTCCAAGGGCAGATCCAGGATCGGTAACTGCTACTTCTACTACTTCAACGATACCCTCGAGCACACCACTCATATGGTAATACCTCTCTTTTCGTACAGATCTGTAAACCGTTTCATGAGTTGGTCAACTCTAATAACCAGAGGTGCTTTACTGTTGGCCTGGTGACGTTTGATTGAAGTTATAGTGAGCATACTTTTGTACTCACCGATTTCTTTACCTGGGTGCAGTTGAAAATCAAGCTTGAAGACTTTGGGGTCTATCTTAGTGAACACGAAATTGAATAATGCACCTAGCTTTAAAGGCTCCTGTTTGCCATAAAGCACAACTCCTTCAGCAAATAAGTCGCTCTTCTTTTTGTAATAAATATAGCTGCTGTCATCTTCCAAGCTGAAAGCTGTACCGTCTAAAACACATTCAGTCATCCTGGCTACATACTCTTGATGCTCAGCTTCAGGGACTATTTCCTTAACTTTATCAAAATGAGGGGGTATATCATCGAAGGTGCACTGCTTGATACTTTGTGATTTACCAAACAGGTCATTGCTCATCATCACTTGGCTAACGTGAAAGAGCCGTAAACTCCTCCAACCCCATTGGCTGTAACTAATATGTTGCCCTTGATTTCTGGATCATCTAAAACCATACACGTTTCCACCAATGAGCTGACACCTTGTGTGTGCCCTATCATGCCCTTGTATTTTAAGTTAGCTCCTAGTTTAGCAAGTCCTGCTTCGGCTGTCTCATTGGAACTGGTGCCGGTTCCGTGCAGCTTTACGAAATCTACAGGGTAACCAGGGGAGAGTGAGCTTATCTGCTCTCGAGTAAAGTGGAATGGGTTCTTGTTGAATGCAAACTTCCATTTGGCATCAGTGATCTGTTTACCTTTGCGTAAGCGCATATAGACAAATGCGTCACCACAGGTGATATCGATTAAGAGCTCTTTAAATAGCCTCATAGTTTCCAGTGTGGTTCGTTCCCCACCGATGATTATGACTTCATCTACAACGCCTTCATACAGTAATCGATCGGCTTCATATATGGCTTGGATACCTGCTGCACAGGTTCCTGTCATGATGTCCACCTTGACCAGGTGTTCCAGATTCTTAAAAGTATATGCCCACTCGTGAGCCAGGTAGAAACTACCAGACTTTAGCATGGGGGATAGTTTGTCCATGTTGTTGGAGTTGAGACCCATCTCAGCTTGCGACGTAGTAAACCCATCTACATACAGAAATGCTGTAGGTCGAGTGAGTTCTATCTTTAAATCGGTGAGCTTTATGAATTGTCGAGCTGAAGGCTTAGTCCTATCCAACTCCGGTATAGCTATATAACCTTCTCGAGCTTCGGTACCAGTGATGCTGTGATAATCGATAATCTGCATTTGTTTATTAACTCTTTCACGGTTAAATTTGGGATATCCAAAGCCTCTAGAGCCTCAGCACCTTCCATGTCTACTGGCAGAAACGGGTAATCGCTTTCCAGTGTGACGATAGTTAAAAGGGTGCCTAAGCTGTCGAGCTCACTATCTGTGAACATACTTTTTATGGTGACGGGAACTCCCTTCTCGTCATCAATAATTTCATTCAATCTATCCAGTATTTCTTTTTTCATTATGGGGCTTCATCAAAAGATTCAGCATCAGGAGTTTCAGCAATAGTCTGTATCTCAACTCTGGCTTGTGGGAACACATCGAAGCTGTCTAGAATGTTCTGAGATAGCTGGTCGATCGCACCATCTTGAGTTGCTTCTGGGGTGTTTGCAACACCGGTAATTGACAGATTAACAGCATAGCCTTCGAGCATAAGCTTGAGAACTTTCTGCTTAGTGTCATTAGCAAAACCAAGAGTTTGAGCTTCCATGAGAGCTTCTTTTCTACCCAGTTGACCCAGGGTGTTAGCTTCCACGTTCCCTAACTCAGTTACAGTTTTCTGGATCATGTTGAGGTTCTGGCTGCCCTTCACTACAGTATCAGCTGCGGTGTTAGCAATTGTTGCGGTAGATTCCAGATCCTTTCTGACAGTACCGGCTACAACTTCCAGCTCTTGATCAGCTATAAGTGAAGTTTCTTGTAGTGTTTTATCATACTGGGCTTTAGCCATTCCTGCCGTAGGAGTAACTACGTTAGTAGCCTCAGTCAGCGTTTGCTGTTCTATAAGAATGGTCTCTTTCTGAGCCTTTAGGACATGTTTGTTATTTAGGATATTCTTACGGACTGTATCCGCCTCAGAGGAGATAACCTGCTCATAGGCTGATGCTGTTTGAGCTATCACTAGATCTGTTTTTTCCTCCTCCTGGATGATCTGTTTACTCAACAAATCAGCTTGTAGGCCAGAAGTCTGCTCTTGCATAATGAAGGCTAGGGAGTTCTGCAGTACTGCCTGCATAGATCCCAGGTACACCGTGGCGTAGTCAGAACCTGTCAATCTCCCTTCTTGAAATTGAGACTCTATTCGACGCTCTACAGCCTGGATTAGTATATCGAATGCACCGGTACCGATTGTATCATCAGTGCCGTTCGTTAAATCAGTAATTACAATATCGGTCATGGTAGATCCTATAGTCGGCTGCTGGCTACTTTCTTTTGTGTAAAAGTGTCGTTAACAGCTATTGGTAATATGTGTTCGTAGTAAACATAGTGAATAGTACCTAACCCACTGGTTAAGGCAATAGACCATACGCCAAGTGAAGTAGGGGTAAATCTGTAGGTAACATACCCGTCAGTTGTTGTGGTTGGGGGCAGAAAGTCATCTGAGACAATAGCACTATCAACATAAGTCTGGTTTCCCTCCGGGTCTTTAATGACAACATCCCACTCCTCCAGAACATAAGTTTTCATGGTGGAGAGGATTTTCCAGTTAACCTCGAGCTCAATATTTATTAAGTACATAAATTACTCGTATGTAAGACTAATAGCCTGAATAGTGAGAGTCTTAGTAGCGTCAGCAGCAGCATACCTCAGAATTCCTTGGTAAGGGTTCAGTGAGTACTCACCTGACACTAATACAGTGCCAGTATCCTCATCACCTATTCTGGTAGCTTCAACTCCATCAATTTGGAGTTTGAAATTAGTTCCATCTAGCTTCCTGAAAGCATTTCTGTATGGTCCTGTAGTACCACCATCGCCAACAACTGCATAATAATCTATAGGATTTTTCATAGAGTAAGCATAAGTGTACTCCCAACCAACCCTATCACCACCCCCATACAGCCATTGCATGTAGTAATCTACGATAGGTACTGCACCAGGTGCACTAGTGTAGAGGTTAGTTCTGCCTGTTGTTCTTAAAACGGAATCTACTATTACCGTACCATCTTTCATTATATATCCATATATGTGGTCAGTCTGGTTAGCCCCAGCCTCTACTATAACATCAAGAATAGTGGCAACTATAGCCCCATTAACAACTACCTCGATTTGAAAAGCACGATCAGGTGTTATCATGCTATCCATGACCACCCCGACTGTGTAATCCAATGTTGTAAGGGCTGACCCTATTGTAGCTAAAGGTACAAAACCACCAGACATCTGGCCCCTTGAAGAATTATTATTCATGTAGGGGTCTAGTTTAAAGTACCCTTGAATACCATCCATACCATCAATTGTATTGATCCTGGACAAATCAGGCCACGATGGAGTATTGGCAAATATTGCTGGGGTAAGTGATCGTTGGCCTTTATCCCAGACATCTTGGGGACCAGAAGTATTACTAGCCCATTGTTGGTAGAGACTTGAAATGTAAGGACGGTTTGCTGTGAGATCCTGAAGATCTGTGGAAGTACCACTAATATTATATAAGGCAGCTGTGATTATTGGTGGCAGCACTGGTGTACTAGACAGCACTACAGATGACGTATCTTTGGTGGCTGTTATAAAATATATAGTCCAATCTATATCAAACGACACAGCTCCATCTTGTTGGATACCATCACATATGGTTGTGGTGTAGTAGTCTGTTGACTCAAATGTGTCTGCACCTGCGTTATCATCAAAAGATATCTCTAACCCATCGATAAGAACTTCACTGCCTGCGTGAATAGTTTTTCTACCCACATGGTTTTTAACCCAAGCTCCACCATCCCAACCGTAAGTAGGGAAGGTATGAAAACGGCTCTCACTTGCCAAAGCACCACCATCATTGGTGTACTCAGGATAGAGAGAGATGTGTACCATAGCTCCTAACATAGTGTCATTAAGGTCAGTATCATTGGTAACATTGCTGAAAAAGCCAATACCCATACCATTACCTAAAGCCTGTATGGAGGAATATAACCGACCACCAATATTGTAGGATGTCCAACCATCTACAGATAAATCACTCATCTTGATTTGTATGGTTGACACGCCGGAAACTTCTTGTGGATCAACATGGTTCCAATCCTGACCTGGACCTGTTTGATACTGTAATACCTCTTCACCAAGGGAGTTCAGTAAAAATGTGGCAGTACGAGGGTTTAATGCCTGGTTTCTATCATTGGATACTACGGTTGCTGTAGCGGTATTAAAATCATAATAGTAAGGGTGCCCAAGCACTGCTGTACGTGTATTTTTCCTTCCTACAATAAACCACCTGCTGGTTGTTGGGCTGCACTTAAAAAGATTACAGTAGGTTAAAGAATTTTCCTCATTAGCGTACATACCAGTATTGTTCATATGGGTATCAGCTGTAGCTCCATACACAGTCTGGTTAGTAATATGGTGTATATCCGCACTTTTAACTGCAGCTGCTGTAACAGCAGAATCGTCATACCACAGTGCGTATAGTAAATGGTTATATGTATCAACCAGCTCGGCTACAACGACAGCTACATGGTTATCTACGTGGGTAGGATCTGCCTCCAATGCTTTAACCCTGGTTGGGTCAGCTGTCACATCTACATGGTTGAATGAGGTTATTGACCAGTTGGCACCATCATCATCTGAGTAGTAAAGACCAGGTGTTGTACCATCAAAAAATGCCCACAATCTCCCAGCCAAACCAAGTGATACACCATAGCAACCGGTTACGCCAGTAAGGCCAGGAATTGTGTCATTTATTATTCCTACAGATAGCCTATCCGCACTAAGTGAAAATAGTCCTACAACCCTGTCGGAAACCCAGATCACCCCAGCACTGCTGACTACGAAATCACCAGCGTTTGATATAGCCATTAGTGGAGTGGTGTCATTAGCTATTCTGATACCAGATTGGTTACTAACACTGGCTATACATATCTCATCAGGTTGCAGACCAAGCACTGTGTCACTATCAATTACGTGCATAGTAGCTTTCTTGTATCGACCAAACAGACCCAAAGTGTGGTCAGTTAGCTTTCCACCATCCCACTCAAAACCTTCCATGTATACTGGACCATTATCACTGGAAAACCCAAATAAGGTCTCCCACTGGTTAGAGTGATTAGGCCCTTTGAATCCTATGATAGGGCGGTACTGAAAACTGTATGTTCCAACACCAACACCACCTGTCGTATCAATAGTAACTCTTAAGTACTTAGCGATATCTGGGTCAGTCCAACTGGACCCGTCAATAGATAATGTGCCCAATCCTGTCTGTGCTGTATCTGTTGCGAAGAAAGGAGAGGTGGCATTGTTTGAGTGCCCAAATATGTTCTGTACTCGTTCAGAGGGTAAAATATCAGGCAATATCTCAACACCAAATTTATTATGATTCGTGTTTGTAGCGAAGTAGCCGGAGTAAGGGAACATTGTATGGATAATACGACCAATAGAAGTACTGTTAACACCTACTACCCACTTGTACCCATTTTTAAAATCAGCAGCTACCCTGGCTGACGGTGCTGAAGTATTTGTAGCTGCCACAGTTCCATATCCAGGAGTCTGAGCAAAGTTGCACCTCTTATGCCCTCTAGGGTTAAACTTTGCTGCGGATATTGAAGCAGGGTAGTAAGATTGAAACGCTATCTCACCAGAGCTACCCAAATCTCCAAAAGCCCATCCTGCTATATGGTAGATGTCCTGTGGAGATGGACTTACAGAATATTTTGTAGGAAGAGTAGGATTTTCATCATACGCAACCTGTACCCGATAGAACACGTCAAGAGTTTCAGTTGTACTTTGGTTACAAGGAGTAGACAGCCATACCGCCATTTGTGGGTTTACACCAGTAGTGACAGTGGATTTTGTTACCCCGATAGTGTTTATAACCTTATCCTCAGCAGGTGCTGCAAAACGTTGTGCTAACTCCATTGAGTGCACACCTGAATTCCAATAGGTAATAAGAGGGGATGTTATTCCTGAAATATTAGAACCGATTTCTACAACATCTGCCCTATCTATTGTTGATAAAAGTGATAACTCACGGGTTTGCCTACCTGGGTTTGCCTCAGACACAAATATATTATTACCTATTGATTGAGAACCTGAGTAGTTGCTCAAGTTACCAGCTACTAGAAACTGCAATAGGTAATCTTGAGCGTGGTTGGTACCTTCCCATCTACCGGTTTCTTCTCCAGTATTAATGTCTCTTTTAATCGCTAAGTATTTGCCTTCAAATTTCATGGTCTAAATGCCTTTAAAGTGGTGTTCCTATACCGGAGGGGTTAATCCGTACATAGCCGCTAATTGTACTTGTAGCTCCCCCTATTTTGTTCAACGTAGTAAGTTGTCCAGGATCATTGGCAACTATGTGAGTATACCGTATAAATGCTGAAATCTGTCCTACAGTACCACCTACATAATAGTCAGATGGTGTTGGTCTTCGTGTGATGTTGGAGAACCTAACAAGATTAGATAATGCTGCTGTTGTTCCCCCTTGTGGTACTACATCATTGGTAACCTTATTGCTGCTGGTACCTTCTAAAATCCGATTAACAACACTATCAGAGTATATCTGGTTAATTGTTGGCACCCCATAAATACACCGGAAAATATAGTAACCAGGAGGCAGTTTATAGGTAGTAGGAAAAGGGTCATCATACAATGTATCTATGAGAACTAGATCTTCTTCAATATAGCCTGATACCTCATATATCTCTATCGAAGTTATATCACCTGCAAAAGTATCAGACTGATCTGGAACTGTGTAGTAAACCTCAGCACCAACCGAAAATTGTACTTCGGGGGTGATAGTCCCATCTAACGAAGGTGTGATTACAATAACCTGCTTATCCGTAAATAAGATAGTGTTTATATCATCATATTTTCTAGGGGCAGCACCACCAAACCTTTTAAGATTAGTAGTTGGTGTGTGGTACACATAAGTATCATGGTACTTTTCTGTATTAAGACCCCTATCTACATAGTGCCTAAACACTTTATCTGTGTTCTCAGAATATGTGTAAACTTTTGTGAAGGCATCTAAGTCTGTGATTATTACAGGCTTACCTTTAATCTGCTCATAGTCATCGACTAGTGAAACATTTAACAGGTTGGTGTAGTCGTTTAATTTGTAGGGCAAGTAGATAAACATGCCCGGGCATATTATGTACTGATCTTCGGTTTCCAACGGGCATATGCTGCGACGTTTGTTGGATTGAACAACATGGAAAGGCATATTATAAAATACTGCAATCAGATACGTCTGAACATCCCACTATGGTAATGGATACATCCCGTACATTGGCATCCACACTACCACCTGTGAATATTCTGAGTGTGTCTGATGGTAGCAGGTGGATATCCGGCACTGAAAAAGATCCTGAAGGGTCATTCTGTGCAAATGTTACCGTCCCAACTACATTAAGATTGTGATAAATATTGAAGATGTGATCTCCGTTTAAAGGAACTGTCGTAGAGGACGCTTTGTGTCCGGTCTCGAGTGAACTTATGTGCACATCTCGAGTAGCAATAAAAGACCCAAACATTTCGTTAGGGACTACAAAGCCTTGTAGGTAAAAAGCGATATCATATGGTACAGGTCTGCCTATCTCAGGAGAGAATGGTCTAACAACCGATGTGTTATCGATGATGTACATCTCGACTTTCGAGAGTATTTTGTAGCTGAGTGAGGTGCCTATAACAAGGCGAATCCTGTAGAGCCCTTCGTAGATCGGGGTAAACAGGTAAGAGGCTGAACCGGCTAACAACTCAGTTGGAGCTGTAAACCGGCCAACATCGATTGGGGCATCTATATAAGTGGTTATACCTTCTGGGTCAATAATTAGCAGATCCAGATCAGCGAGGGCGATAGTCGAGGCAGTGACACCTAATTCCCAAGCTATTTCTGTTTCTGCATTTAGAAGGTACATTAATTATCCGCTTATAGGTTTGGCATAGCTTATGGCAAATTTCTTCACAGTCACTGGACGCTTGTTACCGGTACGAGCACCATTGACAACTTCGTCTTTGTGAAGGGTCATATTAGTAGCTTCAGCTACACGAATGAGACCATATTCTAATTCACAAGGAATATCCAGTGGAACAATTTTTGTTAGACCAAAATGTTGATTTTCAAATCCAAGGGTTACGGTGGTTTGGAACTCAGCTTCACGCATATCCTTGTTTGTAATCGTTACAACTTGGGTAGTGAATGATTTCTTTTTACGGGCAGCAATAGCTTTTTGAGCCGGAGTAATTATACTTCGGACTATAGGTTCTGGGGTTTCGGGATCTTCAGCTTTAACGGCTGGCCCTGCTGGTGCGTTATCCAGAAATGGAATAGGTTCACCTTTAGCTTCGGCAACCATTGCAACCAGTTTAACGGTACTTATGTTCTTATTAAACTCTAAACCAAGGTCGGTAGCTTCAGCTACCAGATCAGTTCTTTCACTCATTTTAAATCCCTTCTGGGGTTGTTTAAATAAAAGAGCCCCCTCGAAAGAGGACTCTATGTTACTGGCGTACTGTCAGATTACTTTGAAGCACATACCAGGATTTTCAACAAACGCTCTTCACGTAATATGATACCTGCGTACCACATGTTGTAAGAGAAGAAGCCAGTAGTTCCGAAAGGATTGGCTAATTCAATCTTGCTTGGAGCTTGAGCGTTGAACTTGATCTTTCCGTTACCTTTCAGACCGACTGTGGCAAAAGAGCCTTTAGTAGGAAGAAGGATAGGGAAAACGTCGTAGCGTTGCTCAGTATTGGCATAAGTACCACCGGTTAGAACACTCATTGCAGCAGCAGTGGTAGTGTCAAGAGTAGTAGCTGACAAAGTACCAGCGTAAGAACCATCGCCGTTCATTGCGTCTGCAGCACCTGAAGTCAGGTTACCAGCACCACGGTAGACAACAGCAGATTCAGATTCAATGAAACGAACATCGTTCATTGCACCAACTTCGCCTTCAGCCAGGTTAGTTGCATCAGCATACTTGTATGCAGGAATGTAAACATACTCAGCGTTGTCAAATGCAGCCGCACCAGTAGCACGAATAACACTCTCAAGGTCATACTTAACTTCTGGGCCAACGATGGCATAGAAAGCTTTGTTAATGACTCGAGTATCAATCTTGGTAGAACCAGTAACGATTGAAGTGTTCTTCTCAGCACGGTTACGTACCAATTTACGAACTGAACGACGAATTAAGTCGTAGTTGATTCGAGCAGCAGCGTCCAAAGAACCATCTTGAGCAGCAGCGTCAACACCGATTTCATCAAATGCTGTAGCAGAACCAACGTACATGTTGGTAGTTGTAGCCATCATGTCCAACTGAATAAGATCTTCAGCACGACGGTTAGCTAGTAAACCAAGCTCTTCACGGTAATGAACCTGAACCATGTCTTCAGAAAACATGTCAACTTCGTCAGTGTAATCAATCATCTCGCCATAACGAGAGAACGCAGTTTCAATAGTGACTTTCTTGATAGTGCGCTTGTTGGTTGGACCAGAACCTTCTAAAAGACCAGCACCAGTACCATCAGTTTTAGTCAGGCCATCACTTACGTCAGAGATGTTACGTGAAGACAAGTAACCTTGAGCCGCAAATTTTGGATCAGATACTTCGTTGTCATAAATGTGCAACCACTTACTAACTTTGTAAGTTTGGCCCATCTTTAAAGGCATAGATCGACGGTCAGCCCATTGAGCGTAAATCGAAACAGCATTAGAGGCTTTTACGCCTGCTTTGTCGTAATAATGGACAATCGTGTTTTGTCCATGAGTTGAAGCGCCTGTTACGCCTCCGTATACATTATCAACCATGAGGAAATTTCCTAATTAGATGATTGGAGTTTTTTGTACCAATCATTATAAGCTTCATCGTCATCGTCTAAGTAGTCGATGACACCTTTTCGATCAGCTCTTCCACGAGTGGGTGCTGCTGCTCGTTTTTTCTTGGCCTCTGATGATGCTTCACCGAATTTGTCCTCTGCATCTTGTGTCGGCTTATTTAAGTCTGCAACTTTGTTTCCAGTTTCCTGGGCTTGTTGCTGAGTTAAATGCTGCTGACCTGCAAGCATGTAGTATTCAATATCCGATTTCGTATTTCCATCGAGTACTTTCATTTTCATCGCCATGGGGGATACGATGTCGTACAGCCCAGTTTTGATGTCATTGTGCAGTCCCTGAATCATTTCGGGGTTACTAGCGATTTTTTCTCGAGAATCATTGTCCCACTGTTGATCGATAACATCTACAGTGATTTGATACTCTTTGTCGTTCTCTATCTTGGTAGTAACTTCGTCTATGCCTAACTGACGATCATTTTTTCCATAGTCCCTAGGAGTATATGGATCAGCTTCTTCGTCAACATATAGGTCAAAAGTTTCTAGGTCATTAGATTTAAGGATTTGCTGTAAAGCACCCTTATCTCCTTTCAAAGCGTCTAGGGCAATATTTAATTGCTCCTGGGTAACGCCTTCGGTTTCAAGTGCAGATATCATCTTCCGATATGGAGCGATCTTCTGCATTTTCTGTGTGTAGTCCATTGATTGACCAAACACAGTTTCAAATTTGCTGAGCATTTCTTCTTGAGTAAACTCAAATTCTTGCCCATTGGCTTTAAATTTATAGGATGTTACGGGTACCGATTTATCAGCTGCTGGATCTTCATCCAAATCAACCTTATCTTCTTCTCCACCATCAGCTGGATCTGGATCTTCTTCAAATGCTTCAGTATCATCAGGTTCATTCCCACTTTCAAGGTCAGGAGCTACCGCATAAGTTTCTTCGGCTACCGGTAAGTCTTCTTCAGCGACACCTTCTTCTTTTCGCAATTCGCGAATAGCGTCAAGTGGATCGATGTCGTTAGCGAATACATCTTCTTGTGATAGCTCCTTTGTCATTAGTTAAGCTCTCCATCTCGTTCAGCGATCTCTTCATCACTGAGGATAGGGTCTTTAGCACCCAAGTGAAACTGGTCAACAGTCATCATCCAGTAGCCTAAATTACTTCCGGCAATAAGGTCTTCCATAATGTTAACTCGACGTTCACGTTCCTGCGGAACTGCGAGTAAGCTTACAGAGGCCATGGCCTTTTGACCCAAATAGCCATTCAAAATAACTGTCTGAAAGTCAGGGTTCTTGCGTAAACGATCCAGTGCCTCACCTAAAACTATGTGGTGATCTTGGTCCTGGGTCATCAATTCATCTTGGTTGCTCATTAGCGAGTCCGTGGTTAGTTTAATAAAATAGTCTGTATGTTATAGCAAAGTTTAATTAGGAGTCAATGACTCCATACGCTTTAAGCCTGCCTGAGTCTCTCTGTCGTAGATCTTCTCTCCAGCTGCCCTATCACGGTCATGATCTTTTTCAGCCATCTTCTGGTTGAACTGAGCGCCCTCAGCACGCTGTGTGAAGTCTAAGTCTCTAAGATCGGTGTCAGAACTAACCAACTTAGCTTTGGCTTCTGCAAGAACTGCATTGGCAGTCTTAAGGCGCATATCAACCTGATTCTCCATTGCTCGAGATTCACGTTCCATGATTTCAACTTGCTTCATCTTGACTTCAAGCTGTTTCATCTGCTCAACATATGGATCAGGTTGAGGCTTGAACTCTTCAATAGACTTAGCCAGGTCAGGCATTTTGTGTAGCTTAGCTATCTGCCCCATTAGCATGGACTTCATTTCTGGTTCCATACTCTGTCCCAGGGTCTGCAGCAAGAAGCTGAGCTCTTGAGCCTTAGACGAATTATCTTCGGATGTGGATACTTCGATCTGGATGTCGATCGCACCTTTCAAATCATCACGACTGATTGGGATGAACTGCTCATTGGTGATACGAATAACTTCCCGTTCTTGCAGAAACTCACTGTTGTACGATAGCCACTTACGCATCAATGGCTTGATTAAGTTTTCGGCTATGTTCCGTACAATGTCTAATCTACGTACAGACACTGCATCCATAGTTCCTCTGGCTGATGTGGCAGTGTTACCCAGGCTAGTTCCATTGATTCCACCGCTGAAGCTCTTAACACCCAGGAGAGACTCTGTTTCATGGTTAACCATGCCCAGTACATCAAACACACTGTTGGGTATGGCATTGTAGTTACCATCATAGAAATCAGCTGAGCTGCCATTGAACTCAAAGTTTTTACCGTTAAGGAAACGCTTCTTGTTCAGTGGGTCCATGGAACCAACTCGTAAACCTTTCTGAGCGTTGTTGGAGTTAGCCATGTTGTCCAAGATTCCACGCTTAATAGCCGTGGTCACCTTCTGGTTGTCCCCGATTAGCTCAGCGTTTGCTTCACCATAAACTTGGAATGGGATCGAATTGTTTGCCAAGATAAGGAATGGAAGTGCCTCATCAGGATAAGGATTAGACTCGAGCTGCAGGATGACATCATCTACCCAGGTACAGACTATAGGCTCAGCCATACCAGTATTATTAATATCATAATTGCCCCAATACTCGTATACAACCATCTTCTTCCTGGCTTTATCTGAGAATTTGAACTCACTTTCATCTTGCTCTTCATAGTCAGCCTCATCTCCACGGTTGGTACCGTCGAGCTTGTCCAGGTTCTTATACTTACCCATCTTCTTCAAAGTGCTGAGATCAGACTCATAGCGATGGATAACGAACTGTGCCTTATCCATGTCACCCTCTGCAGTAGGATCAATATAAATATCCTCTAATCTACAGATCTGGGCATGTGGCCTATTGACTAAAACTTTAAGCTGTTTAACAAGCTTGGTACCAACCTGAGTTGGCAATCCAGACAGTGTATCTACATCGAACACTGGCATCTCAACCTCTATCTCCTCGTCTTCGTAGTCCCATGAACACTTGGTGATCACGGTTCCTTCTGAGTAATAGAGCTTGATAACATCTGTCATAAAACGGTATCGATTGAACTGCCTGGTAAACTGGTAATTCAATACGAGCTGGTTCTGCTCTGCAGCTGCTCTATCCTCAAAAGTGATAGGGCTACATTTGATTATGTCTTGATCAGATACAAAGGGGTCTTTGACAGAAGCGTGCTGCCACTCATCTTGACGTTTAATATCACGAGATACTATTGCAGATTTGCCTTTCTCTTCGTTGCCATACAACTCACCGTTGTACTGCTTTCTCCAAGAGTCAACTTTGGCTACCATCTCAAGCCGCATTGTATCTGCAGCTACCATGTCAGCCTTGAAAGCCTTCAGCAATTCTGCCTTCTTAGGTTTTCCAGTGGGTGTTGTCATGTCAACCATAATTTATACCAGTACCGAGTCTACTTCAAACTGAACAATGCTAGAGGAGCCAACCCAAGAACCCAAGGTAAAGGATACTTGAACGGAATATGTCCCTTCGAGGGTAATATCACCAGAAATAATTTCAAAATAAAACTTACCGTCTATTCCATCTGTCGAAAGTGAGGCAGCTCTGCTTACTGATGTTAGATTAGGACGTTGAATCCTAACGGTTATTAGCGAAGCAGTTGAGATATCTACAACGGTAGAACCCTCGAAAACTTCTAGTTCCACTCGAGTTCCTACATCACCAACAAATATTTTCTGATCTGGCATGGTTACCCCAGGGAAGTCTGATAATTAAATAACCGTTTAATGATAACGTTAAACAGTGCATTTTGCTCTATATTTACTTTGCTAGTGATATTTTGGTCAACAGCAATCTTCAATAAGTGAGACTGATTGATTGATACTTTAAGGTTCAGGGTCATATACACACCTTAAATGCCAAGACACGAGCTATTTGTGTCTTACGTTTTATGTACTCTTTCCAGCCCGGGCCTAATAGTGCAGCAAAACCAAATAACCCAAGGGATGCCATGCCTAGGGGCTTATCAGTTGTGATTACCCCAAGGGTAGCCATCGATATAGGGTTAGGCATTATGGTTGTCTCGTCTGAATAATGTCATTACCGGATGAGGTAGCCACTATATCAATACCTGCAGCCTCTAACCCACCGTCAGACTTATTAGTTAAAGGTTTAGCCACACTAAGTCCAAGCCTGATATGGATCTCATCAACTAAAGCAGTGAGAGAAGATAGGTCTACTGCTCCTGTAACATCAATAGTGCTAAGGTTATTTAATGCCTCTATAGCATCTGTAGTTACTGTTAAATCTGCTTTAAATGCCTCAGCGTTAGCTGCTCTTGTAAACTCAGTATATACCTCTACAGCAGTAGCCCCACTATAACCTGCACCAGAAGTAAGAGTCCTTATAGCCTCTTGCCACACTAAAGCAGAAATATCTGCTTTATCCTGTGCTGTTACACCAGACCCACTGGTTACTACTTGTAGCCCTGCTGAATTATTGGGGATCACTTGCACGTTGTTCTGCACAAGAATTCCACTCTGTATATCAAACATATTGTTGTTAGAGCCAACCAGTTTAACCGAGTACGCACCACTGAAAGACTCAAACTCTATTTGATAGCCATTCAGCATTTCAACGGAGCGAGAGTAAACAACCCCCGCTATACTGTACTCAGTATTATGCCTGTGTGTCCTTAGTTCGGTGCGCCCTTCTTCGGTTGCCTCCCATGTGCGTAGATTCTTACGGAATACATCTGTGTCGAACTGGTACAAAGAACCAGATACAACACTTAAATCAGCGCGTGGTACAAATATAACATGCGTTACTGGGTTGACAGTTATCATCTGCGTTACGCATCAGAGCTTCGAATAGTATTAATAGTCTGTGCCGTATTACCTAACACCGCTGAGGTGATAAAAGGCTCTATTAGGTTTACAGGGTCACGTACCTCAACCACTACAGATACGTCTGAGCCATAGGTGTATGAGAATGTTTCTATAGAGGAAGCTGGTACTTTATCTAGGTAAGCATTCCACACATTATTGGCTATTGATGCGGTGCCAATAACTGCTGATGTTATTGTGTACGTGTTAGTACCATTGTGGCTCGTGTAAGGCACTAACTTAGAAACACCTGTGTTTAGCACTACCCTGATACTACCTACATCGGGAGTGTTGTCAGGGATTGCATTAACAACCACACTTGTAACTGCACCAGCTGGTAGTGCCGTTGATAGGGTCATCTGATTCTTTTGAACAGCAGGATTACCTTCTCCGTCAAGTGTTGAACCATCCCACGGGTACACAGTGACAGACCCGTCACCGACTTCGAGATTACCTGAACCAAATGAGACAACATCAGGAGGTGATACTGCATTACCTGATAGGTCAGTAAGTTTGTCACGAGTAGACAATACACTTGTCACACCTTGACCATAACCACCGATAATTGCTGTACCTGTAGACACACCAAAGAAGGGTGCTTTGACAACGATAGCAGTTACTGTTCCAGCAATATTAGCTGTGACACCACCTTGAGTTATCGAGTTGTTGTCTATAGGAGCATCACCTGTGAGTAGCTGAACCCACATTGTACCTGTTGCACCATCATCCTTTAGAGCCAGTAGCTGTGCTGTCGCGCCATTGGCAAATGTTAATGGGGTCACATCGGCTTCAAGGAACGAACCACCAGACTCAGCATCATAATTAAAGCTGTGGGTGATACCACGAAAAGCTCTTGAGGGAAGTCCGTACAATGTGCCTGATGACGTATCGTCTGCGAGGTACTTGGTGTACTCGTATAAGCTGTTGATGCTGTTAGCACCATACGTCCAAGCACTATAGTAGAATTCATCCCCACCAAGACCGTCAGCGTCAATACCATTATAACCTTCACTAGCATTGCTGATGCCTGTGAGTGCGCCAACAGTAGCTCTAGCAGTTGTGTTGTTCAGGTCGGTTTCTGAGTCCAAGAACATGAAGTTCTTACCACGTTCAGTGCCATTGACAAACGATTCCTTCCAAGTGCCTCCATGGGGTCTAGCTAGACCGTAGAGTTTACGTTGGTCTATATCACCACCACTAGCTGCGAAGTCATGTACCTTTACTAAGAATCTATGTGTGATACCTTTGCTGGCATCTGGATTCAGGCCACCATTAGAGTTCCACCAATCATCAGCTATTAGGACACCAGATTGTAGGATACCGACAACCGAAGTGTTACCTTGGACTACAAGCGAATCCCATATCTTCTGTGTTGAACCCACTAGACCTTCTGTGATTGATACGTCATAAAGATGCTCAATAGCAGCATCAGTGATCGTGTAGGGAGATTTCAGTCGTAAGATAAAATCAGTTGAGCGTTTAGTGGCTACAGGTAGAGTTCTGTCCACAATGTCATCGCCTGAGAAAGCTGCATCATCTGACAGGTCACCTAACCATCTATGGAACTCAATACCTGAAGCATAAGTTGGACTGCCTCCACCATGGTCGTCACCAATGTAATCGATAACTGAGCTAGAATTGACTGACCAATCCGCTGCAATAATAGGCATTATTCTACTCCTACAAAATCAAAACCATAATAAATAGAAGCTAACACTCCTAACCCTTCTTGTACTTTTGCTAGTGCTGCCAACGCTTCTGCTTGCCTGTCTGCTGCCACTTTAGTTGCCACGTATGCATCCAGATTGGTAATAGTCATAGCTGGTAGGTGGTCTTTGGCATAATACTTAACACCACTATCCACACCATAAGCCCTTAGTTTTCCCGATAGCGAAATCGTGTGTGGCGAGTGCTCTTGAATCGTCATATTAAACTGGTTGTATTGCAAATAATCTAAATTAATTGCGGGCAGAGAACCCTGTACACTTGTTTTAATCGCCATTTTTATTCCTCGTCTGAAACCATGTAAACCGCACCTTCATAACCGTCACCAGTTAGAATGCCAATTGTTTTTCCTTCATTGTAAAAAGGGGTCTCTGATGCTTTTCGGCCTTGTATGACCATTGATTGAACTCCACTAAAAGTGGGTGTTGTTTCAAGCTCACCACTTGCGTCAGTAGTTCCTACTGATATTTCTGCATCGACTGCTAGTGCTCCCCCAGCCAAAGCTTTTGCATATATCTCAACACCCTGAATTATTACGAGTGTCGAAGCATCATATGCGGTTATTTTGAAAGGTACGGTGAACGCTCCAGGTTGATCACATCCAATAGGCCAACCAGTGAAAGGCTGACCGTCTATGTCTTTATTGTTTGCGGTTGCCATATCCCCTGATGCAACCAAATCAGCACCCGAACTAGATATAGAGTTGCCAGCCTTTAGGTGAGCATTCCACCCCGCCAAGTTTTCTATTTCGTCGGAGGAAGTTAAGTTTACTGTAGGTGAAGAACCAAATGCCGTGCCATCACTTGACGCATTGTTACCACTTGAAGCAGTAAGTCTAGTCCCAGCAAAGTCAGGACTATTGCCTAGCGATAAGCAGTTCCTCACTACGCTTGTGCCAGAGCCTACAGTTGCCGTAAAGAATCCGTGACCAGTCATATCAATAGCTGTACAGTTTAGGCAATTTATAAGCGAGTAGTTATCTGTGTAGAACCCAAGAGTTGAGCCAAAAGCTAAACACGCAATAAAGTAGCTTGGAGATGTTGACGAGTTATCATCAGCGGAAAAAGATCGCCCTGAAGTAGTAGTATTCCTTGATATACAACATAGAGCGATAGCCCCATCTGTCATATAAAAAGTTCTACCAACACTAGTGTTTCCTGCGCCACCTGTTTCAAACTCCAAGCCAAACACAAAAGTGTTCCTATAAAAACCGAATTTGCTTTCATAACTCCTGTTGTTTGTTATTTTAAGACCCGATCCGGGTATACCATCATGCTCGTAGTTTGGGGCAGCTCGAATTCGAACCCAGTTATCAATCATGGTAAAGCCGTTGGTAGTTAAAGCGGCTGTTTCGGTATAACTATTAAACACATCGTAATACTGGGTCTCATCACCCCCAGTTGTGCTTGATATATCTCTAGCGCCATACGTCCCATCGGCAATAGCGAGAGTTAGTCGAGCGAACGTAGCAGCGTAAGTTTGACCAGCATCATCTGAAACCGCATCACCCGTGCGATTCGTTGAGCTTATCGCTACATAGACTTTAGTTGGCATTTGATCTTTCCGAGTAAATAACCATTAACTAAAAACCTTTATCAGAATTGCCCCGGCTTGCAAGCCAAGCATGATCTGCCGCTGTGGTTGTTATGCTGTTAGCTGTGGTAGGCATACTGCTGGCCCATACTGAGCCTGTACCATACTCAACACCACCTATGGTAGCAGTAAGCGTAGTGGTACAACATTCAGTACATTTACCGCAGAAATTCATTATTTACCCTTCTTAGTAACAGCATCAGATAAAAAATCTACTGAACCTGATTGAGATTTATTTGGGATAGGTACATCTTTAGACATAAAGGTAACAGTCTGATCTACTTCAAACTCCTTCACATCCCCTACACGCCTTAACGGTCTCATCTTCAGAACGGATAGTAGCACCATTTTTTCTTTAGCTACAGCATATTGTACCAAGGTAAAATATATGAATGGGTTAAACAGCCCTACTAGTACTGACCATTTGTGGGAATCTTCACCTACAAGCAGGAACCAACCGCAGCCATACCCTACTCCAAATGCTGTAATAAAGATGATCCATTTACGATGATGTGATTTAAGGCTACCCAGTGTGTCCTTCAGTACAGCCTTAACGCCTTGCATTACAACCATAGCCATAATGAGAGCAGGTATTAACCACATCCCACCTGACTTCAACATCTGGTCAATATACTCCATCATAGGTTACCCCAAACATTTATTATGTAACCTGTTTCGTGAGCAGGCAACAGGCACACATGCGTTGACGAGCTATCAGTGTTTGATGTTCTATAGGCACGTACTCTAGCCATTTATGTGATACCTAACCCTGTTGGTGTTGCTGGTGGTAGGGTTAATAAATCATCACCCCTCATTGCGAACTCGATTTCATTTGAGTAACCCGATATACCTGCAAAATTGTATGCTTTCATCGCGCAATAATTCATACCCTCGACTGTCGGCACTAGCGATAGCAATAGCTCATTAGTTGAGCCACCACCGATATTGGTATTGCTTGTGTAAACGCCTGTCGATGTGCCGCACCAAAGCGTGTATCCATCTGCTGTTGAGGTTGGAGTCCATGTGACTTTATGTGGTGATCCATGGTCTGCGCCTACACCACAACCTAAAATAGACAGACAAACTAGGAGCAAGAGTACTGCTTTCATATCAATACCAAACTACCAAACGCATAGGACATATAGCCTATTGCGAAAATAGCGGAACCAAGTATCAGACAGTCGAACCAATCCCATTTCATAACTTATTACCTAATATAGCTTCCTTTAACGCAGTCAAAGCCAACTCTGCATGGTGATACGCTGACTTTAATTCTTCATCATATGTAAGGTATTTAGCCTCATTGATTCTAGCAATGAAGCTTTGTATTTCCAATAGGACTAATTTCATCCTGCATTATTTATGTGTTTGTCTATGCAAGAACTGATGCTCTTTGAAGGACTCACGTAGCATCGTTTCTTTAGTCGCTACTGCCACTAACTTTTTTTGGACTTCAACCAAACTAGCAGCGTTTTCCTTAACTGTTATTTTTACTTCCTGTATGTTATCACGAACCCCATGCAAAATATCTACAAGGAAGAACCCCATAATCGTCATAATAAGTAAGGTTCCTGCTATACCGTAGGTATGCCAGTGACGTTCTATATCTCTCGAAGGCCAGGGTGGTACTACTTCTTTACGTCTATCTTCAGGAGGTCTGTCACCTGCAGCTCTACCTGCATGGTAATCTGTTTCATCACCCATTACTTCTTCCCTATAGAGTTTGTAGCTGTGCCTTTATGTTTGTCATAACTCCGCATTCCACCGATACCTAACATTCCAAGGATTATAGGGTATAGATCGCTTCCTACTGGTACAGGTGGTGGAGTTATTCCTTCGGGGATTACCCAAATGACTGCAGCTATTTGCCACACCCATCCAAGTAGGGGGTAAACTATATATTGGTAGGCCAGTGCCATACCTCCGACCCAACCAATGAATGGTCTCCAGCCAGCTACAAATATTGATTTATGTTCAGCTTCTTTGACATTGACTGCCATTTGCCCGGTCATAAGATTAACATGAGCACTTAACTTGGCAAGATCACCATTCTGGCGTAACTCTTCAAGTTTGCGTATTTCTTGTGCCTGTTTTACTGGGTCAGGCCACATCTTCTCAATGACAGTTTTACCCACATCAAAGATTGCACTAAGAGGATCAAAGCTCATTAGTAAACCCACATAGTAGTATGGTGAGAAGGGGTACCAGGTCGGTGACCTAGGTGTACGAAGGTCTTAGCTACTCCGATGGCATTGAGGCCAATCAATAGGGCTGCAGCAACAATATTACCCCTGCTTGACCCATTACACCTAACATCAACACCGTTGCCTAACTGGTGGTCTGCTGGTGTATCTCTATGGATCTCATTCTCATGATAAGGGCACCTACCGCCAGAAGTAACATACAAACTTCCAACTAAATTCCGTACCAACTGTACCCGATCGAGATGCTCTTGGTTAACAGACCGTTTATCACAACGATTGTCACCACAGGTACAAAGCAATTTAGGATCAGTAGACGGATTAAAATTCTCAGTTTGTACCATAGTTCGTTCCGTACTTACTTTTTTCATAATTAAACGAAGCCACGATTTTCAAACTTGTATGATACCATGTCATCCTGGTTGTACAGACCCTCCAATTTTATCCTGGTGCAGCTATTCTCGAATCTCATGTAGTGAGTGTTGTTTTCGGACTTGATATCACCCTTTACAGAGCCATGAGCACGGTATCCAACGTAGTTGAATAAGGCTTCATTAAACTGTGGGGGTAGAGGAATTTCTGCTTTTTCATGAGTTAAGAATATTGGTGATGCCCGATAGATTACACTCATCAGGATACCATCAACTTCTTCTGGTATTTCTATTCTGTCCCATTTTGGAGTCGAGATCCCATAAGGATCTTGCTCATCATTGAGAGTCATCTTCTCACCGGTTTCTTCGTAGACTTCTTCTACCATAAGAAATTGATGGTCAGACAGATCCATAGCTACATCTACATCAGTGCCATCCAATGCATATAAGGTTTTACCTCCAACCATGGTGACTATGGCTTCTTCCTGCCACAGGTTAAACCTTTTATAGAGCTCAAGTATTCCGGAGTTGATAAAACCTCGAACAGCTATTTTGTCGGATTTTACGGCAAGCTGCTTTAACTCAGCTTCCTCCAACAAGTGGATGGCAGTGCTAATTATCATAGGAACCTCTACAAATTTAAACGAATACTACCATGTGAGTTTAGAACACAGTACTATTTTTATAAATATCGCTATCATCATCATTAAACCAAGCAAACCTCCCGTCTTCACTATCTACATACTCAGGCTTTGCCTCAGTACTTGGCTTGAATGCATCAATATTTAGCAGCATCGAGAATGCGTCACAAACGTCATCATGCTTCGATTTGAATTCTTCACTGGTAGCAAATCTGAGCTCTTCCAAAAATTCTTCCAACAAAGGATCTAATCTCAGTTCTTCTGGCAGCCAAAGCTTTTTAGCTTTAATGATTGGGACCGCAAGTTTGAAGTTATCGATTTTCTTACCGGATCTACGTACACCATCAACATTTCCCTTACCAGCCAGGTTAAAGAAAATATTCTTGGTGAGCATCTCATTCTTAATCCAGGTAACGAAACCGGTTTGCTGTCCATTAATCTCAATACCTACCTCGAGAGGTTTGTAGGCGGATACGAAACGGAATAGGTCTTTAATATTCTGATCCATAAGCTGACGTTTACAGATTCCATCAACCATGAGCCAATCACCATTGTTGGTGTAAGCCCATACAATCAGAACACTAAAATCGCCCTTGGCAGTTGTGACTGTGGCAAAGTCAGTTGTAATATAGAAATTGTACCGGCTCTTGTTCTGAATAATCTTGTCACGGTTATACCAAACCAGGTCATTCTCTTGAACTAGACGATCTTCGTCACTCGTGATTCTCAACATAAGCTCCTGGTTGAAAGATGATATTTCGCCACTGGCAAGTAAACTATCATGCTCTGCTTTAACGAACTCATAAGGAAATCTGTCTTCCCATGCACCTTTGAACTCTGATTTTGGTACAGGGAACTTCTCGCAGATTGGATACACCCGGGTATTCCAAGCACCGCTACTGGCTGCTTCATATAATGGGTCACTTTTGTTAAATGGGGTACCGGTCCAAACCTGCATCCGTTTTGCTGGGTGCATTGCCTGTCGAGCAGCCTTATAGATTATATGTTTGATGTCCTTTTGAATGGTGGGGGACTCTGCGTTTTTGTCAGACATGAGATCGTCGAATCCACACCAAGTAGGTCGTTGACCATATTCTTTGAATCCTCGAACACCGGTACTAGCCCCATAACCTCTAACACAAAGTTTTTTCCCATCAATATTTGTAAACTCCCAGCGAACATCGGTGATCCGTGCGCTTGGGACATATTTCTGTAAAAATTCACTGTTGTTCCACCGGAACTCAAGGTTAGTACGCATTGACTTGACTCCGTTGTCAATGGTATCGCTGATGTACATGGCAACGTCAACTTGTCCAAACCCTGGTATCTCCCCGTAAGTAGCTAGGTACAAGAAAATGTACTCATGCAATGCTGTGGTCTTCGCAGATCCACGAAATGAAACAAATAAGTTCTGTCTACCATATATCAACTGGTCGATCATGTCGTAATGGATTATGGGAGATTTATTCTCTTCACCCTCAGCACCATTCACCATTTTGATAAACGTTACGAATTGTAACGCAAACTGGGATGGCCTGTAGTCAGCATCGAAGAACGCATAATCTACATGGTTCAGTCTATGGTCTAGATCGAACTTCTTATCTTCAGACATCTTCTTCTTCAGCTTTTTCCACAACAGTAACAATGCTGGATTCTGAAATTACTTGGAGGGGTAGTCCAGCCTGCACGCTTGTATGTTGGGCGATCGCTAAACGTTCTGTAGCTTTACGCAACTCATCGATTACTGAAGTGGAACCATCTTCTACTTCAATTTTTATGGTGGAATCTTCCAATGGCTTCAGTTCTCTGATCAGAACCTCAGAAGCTTTTTGGCGAACAAACTCACTACGCCCATTTTCCATAATGTCTTCTTGAACCAAAATGGCTCTATGGAGCAGGTGCCGATGGATAAGTTGAACAGGAACTGCAGCTACCTTCCGGATCTCATTGACCATCTGGGAATTATTATACCGGCTGGCCTCACCACGCATGAATGACTTGTCACCAGGAAGCGCATCACCATGATTCTTTTTCCTGGCATTGTACCGGTCAGGAAAAGTCTTAATATAAGCATCCGTCAGGGAATTCTCAGCTTCGACCAGGCTGAAGAATTTTATAGCACGGAGGTATTGGTTGTGGCTTTGCTGAGGGTTTTCTTTCAGCACATTCAAATGATCCAGGTATGAACCTAAGAATTCTTCCCCATATTCAGGGTCTTCAGCTAACTTCTGGATTTCCTCGACAGTCTCTTGGCTGATAAGCAAACGTTGCTTGGGTCTCAGCTGGGATTGAACGAGATCTAGGGTGAGATCAGTTGACATAGGTTTTTGTAATCCTCATCTTTCAGCTTTAGTGGTGTTCTAAGGAGCTCGTCATTAAAACTACGAAGGTAGTGTAAAACTCTAAACTCATTAATATCGGTAAACATTTCTGTACCACCATCAACCTTTTCGTTTGGTATAAATTGCTTATCTTTTAAGATTTTGTGCATGTGCTGTTCTAATTCTAGAGGACAACTACACTCCATGTCCAATCGAAGCTCAGCATAAGGCAAGAACCTATAGGCCATAAACCAAGACCGTGCAATTTCCATCATACGGTCTGTGGTTCGGTTGGAATTGGTCATTCCTATCTTATGAACGACACAATCGTCAGGAAGCACCAGCTTAATTACATAAATTCTGCCGATGTCCTGACGTTTAAAGAAGGCCATTACCTATTCCGAATCCATGTTGGAGCAGGAATTCCATTAATCATCATAGGCTCTGCATTAACTACTTTTGTGCCTATATATAAATTCATTACATATTCCCCTGGAATAATTTCTCTTTCAGAAGGTAGCCTCCCAGGGCCCATATTTCCTGCTTCGCATTTCTGAGAGCAATAGCCTTACCAATTTCCGCATTGAAATTTCTAGGAGAAGCACAGGAACTGTGCCCAATAGTATTGAAACCATTCGTTAGTGTTAGACAGCACACTGTCATCGTGGTTGTTGGAAACACATGGTAAGCGGAAGCTGTGATCATTCCGTCTAGTATATCAGGTGTAATTCGAGGAGCTGTTAAGCCCTTATCAACGATTTCTTTTTCTATTTCTTGATCACTATACATTGTTTAATCCTCTCGGTTGTTAAACTTTCATTAGTAGGTATTGCCCATTACGGACCTTTTGTAGGAACCCAGTTTTATAAAGCTTCTGGAAAACTCTGTTAACGGTAACTTTTGTTACACCGTTCTCTGCAGCGACTTCATCAAGAGTAACGGAAAGCATATTTTCTTTAGTTCGCTGCCTAAGCAGCCAAAGTAAAATCTCAACACCCTTGGATTCAGAGGTTTTAAGATACGCTTCAATAGGAGTATCGGTGGTCATGCTGATGCCAAGCCCCAACGACGGTAATTTATATCGTTGCCTGAACCAGCAAGAGCTATACCGGTAGAGTTTCGTACACCAAATTTAAACTTACCTGGCGGGATATCCACTTTCCTGGAAAGCATTCGCTGAATTGCGGTTGTACTGTTTGTGTGGAGGTCAGCTACCAGGTAGTCATCATTGAGATATTGGGCAGTGGTAACATCATCTATCCAGCCCGGGTAATTCGTCCCATCCAAAGAGGGCACTATGTAGATCTGCAGCAAACTGGCAGCACCACCGGTAAAGGCTGCACTTCCAAGCACTACTTCAATATCTGCATACAAGTACTTTAATAGTGAATTATCGATTTCATCGGATAAGCTGGTCCATTCGTTGTCAGCCGCTAGATGTATATCCTGGGTAGGAGCAGTCCAAACTACCCCTGTGGCAAGTTCTTTATAACCGCTGTTTACACTTTCAACCATGACTCTCTCCTGAATTTGGGAGTAGTCTACTTCAAGTTACCAATAGGGCGCAACTCTAGCGGCTCAAGAATCTACAGGGATAGCTTGTGCCATAAACTTTTAAATCTTAGCGAAAGCCACCGGATGAAGGCGCGGAAGGGGGAGTAAAATCTAACTGTATATCCGCGTAGTCCAAAGGGTCTGATTCATTACCCGCTGCATCTACCGCACTTACATAAATATCATAAATGCCTTCAGCTAAAGTCGTATCGGCAAGGTCATACTCCATTTCAGGTGTGTTGCCTACTATTCCTGCCAGTACATTTATTGAATCTGCTGAATAATCAAAAGGTGTGCCATCAGGGATAATACGAATATTATAACTTTCTGCATCAGCTACAGAAACCCACCACATTACTTTACTTGCAATTTTAGCCACTATCTAAACCCTCCACGGGTTGGTTTTGGAAGTTTAACGATACCAGTAATCTCAGCGGAGTGCCTACTTTCCATTCCACGAATATCGGTAACGGTTATAGTAACACTACACTTACCTAACATATAGCCTGTAATGGGGGCAGTAATGGCAGGTGCTGTAACTTTTATTTGTCCTGATCCATTGGCATCGCATACCCAGAAAATTGTATAGAAGTCTAACTCCCCATTTTGTATTGGGGTGTTATTTTCATATTCTGTTGGAGGTGTCCAGGATAACGTAACAGCCTCACCTACCGTTTTCTCAAAAGAGTAAACAGCAAATGAAGCTGATAGCAGTAAAAATTTAACCAACCATCGGGTGGTAATTTGCCATGCGTATATCTTGTATCCAAGCCTCTTGTTGCTTTTTTTGGTCATTCGCGGAAGTCTCAGATCTTATCGTTCGTTTAGCTGCAGTATGTGCAGTAACCCCAGTTAGAGGTTGAGCTCGAGTTTCGTTCTCTTGCATTTTAACGTTCATATCGTACTCCCAGCGTAAGCTGTTACCTTCTAAATAGTCCCTTTACTTGGATTTGTCAAGTCAGGGCCCGCATCACAATCCCCCCATTTCTTGAAGAGAACTGCACCTTTTGTGTTATTCCCATGCCGTAACAACTTGGGAGATAACATATAAATTCCATTATGCACTTTCCTTAGCATCTCGGTCGCATACAGCTTTTGGAACAATGCTGATACTGTCGGAACGCTCGTGTCACACTCTTCAGCTATCAAAGCAAATGTGCCAATAATTCTGTTGTTACTATCTTTGTTCTTAAGCAGCCAGGCCAGTACTCGATTCGTTGCTGTACCTATTACTCCAATATATTCCGCTAAAACTTTGGCGTATGCCTTCTCCCAATAACCCTGGGGAATCTTTTCTATAAAAATATCTACACTGAGCATTTCCCCAGTTCTAGTGTTTACCATCATGTACTTGTCTTCATCCTGGTTCATGTTCTACTGGCAACTACCAGCCGCATCAATGAATTCGCAATCCAACCCTTCGTCTTCCAATGGAACTTTTTCTCGATTTGCCTATATATGTTTCCAATCGGCCTCTTCTGATATTTCTGAACCATCATCAAGATCTCAGTATCGATCTCCAGATCCGTCATATCCTCTGGTTTAATAATATCCTTTGCCATAACTCACCCTACCGTGTTTGTTAAAATGGGATTTTAGTAGATATACAGTTTAATAGCTACCAATTTTAGTGGATACTTAAATCGTATTTGGGGTAAGTGCCTGTTTACTTAAATATATTTTAGTAACTACTAATGAATATTTAAGTGTATTTTTTACCAAACCCTTATAAATCAACCACTTAACAATTTCCCCTTTATATATCTATTGGCCTTGCTTTCCGCTGTCCTAATAACCGCACATAGTTGAAATAAGATTTGAGTAAATTAAATTAAATCATTCAAGGCCAAAGCGGTGGAACATGTGACTCCGAGCATGGGTGCCGAATGAATTAAGTTAAATTACGAAAAGCTTTATTTCACGTATCCCCTATAACCGGCTCCCTCAATCGTAGGCTACTTCCCGGGGGGAAGTGTATTTCCTGAATCGGCTTCGCCTCATCTGGAAACACCGCCTACTCAATCGCACCCTCTTCTCTAGGTATCAAAAAGTATACCAAAGTTACTCAAAATATTAAAAAATTCGGGGAGGTGCGGTATATAGGTTGGCGACAACTCTATTAGGGGTTACCCCCCCGAAGGTGTGCATGGGACCCATTACAAATCCATGTGGAGAAGCATAATGAACGTACTTAAATCAGTAGTAAAAGATGTATACGCAGTAACAGGTAATCTATTGAACGTAGCTGGTGTCCTCACCACTACAGTCAGCGGAGAGCTGGTCAAAGGCACAGCCATGATGAGTGACGCCATCATAGCCACACCAGGTGTGGTACGTGCAGTACTTACATCACCTGTTGATGCAACAGTGGGCTACATCAAGATAGACCAGAGCCTCACTAGTGAGCAGGCCAGAGCCGTGGTACAGGCAGCGTTACCAGAGTCAGTGACTCAAGCCATTAGCCAAGGTGCTGAAGCAGCTGGTGCCTTACTAGGTACACTCGTACAGGATGACGAAACTAACACTACTCTTGACTCAATCAACAAAGAGTACAACACCAAAGCTAAGCTTGCTGCTCGTATCCTCGAACTGAGCTAAGCAACACAGTAAGTAACACGCACAAGGATGTGCAACCTACCACCAAGCCATGCACCAGTACGTATGGTTTGTTAGTGGGTCAGCCGATTCACTGTAACCACATAGGAGATAACTATGGGCATTAAAGACGTAGAGTACATCGAACCAGAGCATGTGTACCTCATGCTTAAGGATCGTGAGTTGATGGCTTACTTGCGTTGGTTTAACAACCAGTCGCATAAGCGTACCCGATAGATCAGCGAGTTCCAACAGCTGTCCCACTTCGAGGACAGTTGAATGTTTTATAAGTGGAGAAACACTATGAGCACATTAGTAAAAGGTATGTCACACCCAGTGAACGTGGCAACTGTCACACCGTATAACGAGCAGCTTCGTTATGCGATTGCAATGGTGTTGGCTGAGCCAGATAGGATCACAACTAAAGCAGCATGGTTGAAGTGTAAAGAGCTTGGTATTGTTGATTCATGGACTGATCCAGTATGTGATCATGTCTTCAATCGATACATCGTTAAAGATGCAAAGGGTATCACCAATGCATTGTGTGAAGTGATGGACAAGAACGAGAAGGTAGCACTGGTTTCATTCAGAGGTCAGCTTGCTAGTAAGATGGACAAACCGGTTCTCATTGTAGATGACAAGCGTGTTGAACAGAGTGCACCTCAAGAAATACGAGGTAAGACTGAAGTAGCCATAATCATGGTCTCAATCATGATAGATATGGGTGTGTTCAAGGTCACCAAAGAAGCTATAACCACTAGAACAGGGAGAGAGTGGAAGTACTATTTGTCATTCAAACAGGTGAACTTCAAGGATAAGCTCAAGGGTGTTGAGTTTGAACCAGGGAAGGTATACCAGAAAGAATTGGCTGGTCGTGGGTTATCGGCTGCAAGTAAAGATAGGCTTCGTAAGTACAGCTCTCAACCGTTGACGTTACATCCTGAGTTGGATGATGACATCTTGTTCCGGTTCCATGAACTCAAGGAAGATTGGACTCGTACCCATGATAAGAATGGTAATGAGCTGAAGTGGCAGGGAGCGTTCAAGCGTGAGCATCATGAGATAGTGAGATCACAAATCATGGAGCTACATGGCAGTGTGTATTACATTGCTCATAAGTTTGATCATCGGTTACGTGTCGGGCCTGAAGCAGGTCGTTTAGATGGTGCTAATCTACATGGTAAGACGTTTGAAACAGTGCTTCACAACTCTGCTAATACATGTCATGCCAAGGCTAGTTCAAAGAAGTATTTGATCCAGCAATTGTATTCAGCTAGGCATGGAAGAGTGAGTATAGAACAGGCAGCTAAGCGTATTAAATTGGCTGACTTCAAGCCTGTTACGAAGAAGCAAATACTTGCAGCCAAATCACAGAAGCATATGGCTAACCTGTGGATATGTAAGAAGGCACTCGAGTCTCTTGAGCGTTTAAAGAACAAGGAAGCTGATGGCAACCTATTTGGATGGGATTACACATTCATGGGTGGCATGGTTGCTGGTTGTCTCTTCAAGTCCAAGGAGTTCTGTATCAGTGGAAACATTTATGGTCGTAAGACTATTACAGATAACCACGGTAACTTGTTGAAAACGTTGAATACATTTGGTCAGACACTGAAGCAGGTGTTAGATTTAGATCGTGATTCATCAAAGGCTGCATCACAAGGTGTGTTCCACGGTGAGCATATCACCTCGTATGTTGCCAAGCTAAATGGTATGGGTTTCACGGTTACTGAGGCAGAGTTGCATCAGATTATGATCGATACCTATGGTGTCTGCTTTGACAATGTTGACCATATCGCGTCATGGGGCAAGGTGTTGTCTTGTAGTGAGTACAGTACTATGAGATGGACAATGCCTGATAAGGAAATAGCGACACACCTGGCTTACCAGAGTGGTGTTGCAACTAGCAATTACTATCCTTCTGCCACTGCTGTCAAGAGTGATGGATCACCACGGTATTATGGTCACTGTTATCAGCAGATCACGGTGCCGTATGAGACCACAAATAGTGGTAAGGCGTTGTACGCTAAAGAGATGTCAGTTGGCAAGGATAAGACTGTTAAAACAGTGACTCATCTACGTGGATTGTATGCAGATATCATTCATTCGGTTGATGCTTATGTTAGGCGTAGGGTTGAGAGTGCAGTGTGGGCAGCAGGTTATACAATACTCACCAAGCATGACAACTTCTATTTTCATCCCAACGCTTATCCCATTGTGTTTAACACTACTCGTAAGGTGTTGGATGAGATCTACAAGAGTGATCTGTTGGGTAACATATTGAGAGAGATTGCTGCTAAGTCTCCTAAGTATGCTGAAGCACCTGAGATGATTTATGGTGATGATAAGAACATGGTCATGGAGTCTACTTTGTTCTTGATGCCTTAAGGGTGTGAGAGTGCACATGGATGTGCAATTACTCTTCATATGGCTTGGTAACAGGCTGTATGAAAAGTAATTATATGCCTCTGTTAGGAGGGTGATTAAATTAGACTGTACCCGTTACAGGTTCACTCGTCGAACAGCATGGGGCGTATGTTTACTGGGGTCATTTGGCCCTATTGTTAGGTGGGTATTAGTACCCGATGATTCGACATTTTTTAACGCTTCGAGCACTCGCGTATTTGAAACAAGCAAAGACTAATTTGCTTGTAATAACGGCTATAGGAGAATATATGCCTGCTAATAAAAAAGTAGTACCGATCTTAACTGATGAGCAGCTCATCATGCAAGATACACCAGAGATGCGGTCCTTATCCACTCGTGAAGCGTTGAGTCGCAAGAACCAGATGGAAGCAAGGGGCGTAACTGCAAACATGACTGCCAAGCAAGTCGATAAGAAGATTATCGAGCTGTGTAACATCAAGGCTGAGCTAACAGGGCAACCTGCTAGTACATTTGCGTTGGGTCAAGAGCGTTATGTTGCTAATCTTGTGCTGTTTGCAAAAATGAGCAAGTTCGAGCGTTACCAATGGGGCAAGCTACAAGCATTCCCAGAAGTTGCTAACGCATCAGAGATACTTGACGCTCTGTAGTGATCGGTTGGGGAAGATGTCCACGCCTTATTACCCAAAGGTGGGCAGATAATAGAAGGGAGATGCGGGCTAGAGGTAGCTCATCCAAAAAATAGCGCCATATGAAACGGAAGCCTTACCGGGCTGATGTTGACTTGACCGTTCAATAGGAACGGTACCCAATCTTAACACTACCTGGAGAATGTAATGGGTTTGGGTATGTATTTAAAGGCCGAAGTTTGTATCGGTGGTAAGTATGAACACCGAAATGTAACAGGGGTTAGAGTTGGAAGCTGGTATTAGATCATTTATGTCAGGCCACTATTCTCATCCCCGCAGTTACCGACCTGAAAACTGCCCACATGATATTAACTATTGGACAGATTGCCAGCAATGTGACGATGAGCATTTCGATAAATTATTGGGTGATAGTGATGAGTGACTTAGCAACTAAAATGATCGACTTAGCAGGTCAGGAAGGCAATGACGGTGAAGAGTATGACCTACTGCAAGAAGGTGGGCTTTTAATTAAAAAGCTTGAGAAGAGAAATGCAGAGTTAATAGATGAGCATAGCTATATGGACAAGCAGGTAGACGTTTATATTGAGATGAGTGAAGAACAAGTAAAGCGGATTAAAGAGCTAGAAGCAGGGTTGAGCAGTGCAGCACTAGAGCTAGAAAGCTGGAACCTTCAATCAGGCGAACCTGATACGTTTAAGGTAATTGCAGAATGTAGGAAGTTACTACCAGAGGGGTTTAAAGAATGACTGAAAGGCTCCCTGTGTGTCTCTTAAAGGCGCTAAACGTAAAGGCAACAGTAGGCGCAAACGAAAAGCAATCATTGCTAAGGGCACTACTGACTGTTACTGGTGCGGTAAACCGCTGACTCTCGACACATCTACACTGGAACATATCATTCCTATATCCAGGGGTGGCTTGGATCATCACAACAATACAACTATTGCCTGTGTGGAGTGTAATGGTGCTCGAGGCAGTAACATGCCTGAATTGGCCTAAACCGATACATAAGCACACTACCCAATGTCTACAGTAAGAAATGAGATTCAGCTTGATTTGTGTCTACAGTGTCTACAGGAGTAATTATCATGATTATGTGCCCAGAATTCCACTTGAATTACCTGGCAGAATCCATTAAAAAGGGTGTTGAAAACAACGATCCCGATTTGACCCATCTGCTTAAAACGTGTAACCGTTTGTTAACCGCTAAGCAATTAGCAAGACTTAAGTACCTCGTCCACGGAGACTAAATATGTCAGCAATACCCAATTTCAACCATCACTACCAGTTTGGCATTCCAGATGATGAGCCTAAACATCAGAACCCTGAACGTTATGGGCATAAGCACCCAAGGAACAAAGAAGCACTCGATAAGTATGACGAGCTCCAAGCGGCTAAGAAAGATAAGGAGTATTGGGATGTTGACTAGTAAACGGGACAAAAAATTTATAGAGAGGGTTCTGCACTACGTTCAGCGTATTGTTGCAGAAGCTCCGAGTTCAACGGTTCAGTATGCTGATGAAGACACCAGGGGTATGTACCAGGAGATTGGCAGTCTTAACATATTGGCTACTGATTACTTATATAATAAACCTGCTACTACTGATAATGAGCCAATGCTTTTATCAGAACATGATATCTACACCTACGAGGGTGGGGACATCTACCGTAATTGCAACACGGGTAAGAGATCTACTCGTGCTGAGATCAATGAAATGGTTAAGGTAAAGTATGACGATATCCCTTGTGGGGATCTGCCGGTCAGTCCTTTGCCAGAAGAAAGCTGGATGAGTAAGGGTACAAGAATTCATGAGGCTGTTGAAGCTGCCCTTGGAGGTGAGTCAGATCCACATGGAACTGATGCACATGCTCCTGGAGCTAAGCTGGATGCCGGCAAGTTAAGGCCCGGTCTTGTACTGGGTGCATTTACTCTAGCTTTATCTGAAGTTACTGCAGTTGGTACCTACGGTGCTAACAAATATTCGGATAATGGGTGGCTCGAAGTGCCTGATGCTAAAAGGCGTTACCAGGATGCAGGTTTGCGTCACTGGTTATCAGGTACCCATGAAGAATATGATCCGGACACAGGATTACCACATGCAGCACATGAAGCTTGGAACAAGCTGGCTGTGTTGGAATTAATGCTACGGGAGAAGCGTAATGCCAAGGGATGATACGCAGTTCTCGCATCTTGATACGCCTCAGCTGATTAAGCTGACCTATGCAACCCAAAACCGAACTGAGCTCGAGATTGAGCTCGTTAATCGTTTGGATAAACTACAAGCAGCTGAAGAAGTCAGGGAAAACCAAAGGATCTCCAGTTTAAGCTGGGATTAGTTTGTTTTAGTATACTACTGGAGGTATCATGACCAAATTAGTAGATGTGGATCATCCCATCATTGAGGATATTGATGATGAAAGGGACCCTAAGTTTAATGCCTATTTTGCACAGTATGAACAAGAAGTCATTCTTGATCCTGATGAAAAGTTTGAGGATGTACCACAATGACTATAAAAAGACACAGATCTGCAAATCGCAGAGCAGTAAAACGTAACTGGTTAGGGAATGCATTTACTTGGGTTTTTAGAAATCCTGAGTATTCCTGGTCTGGTGCTTTAGTAATTTTAGTAATTTTAGTAATAATGTTAATTGAAACGGGGATAATATGAGTAAATTTATTGAAGGAATTATAAACGCTGGTGGTGATCAATGGGCTGGTGGTGTGATACTGACTTTTCTTATTGGGTTTATGGCTACTGGCCTATTCGCTCTCAACAGTGACCACATGGTCAGGTGTTATTACCTGAAAGCTGTAATAACTGAATCAGGTATTGGCTATCGTGTTATGAGCGATGTTGATTGGGCTGGGGATACTACAGCATTTGTAAGTATTGACCCAAAAGAGACACTAGAAGTGTACTCAACCATGATGCAATGCCCAGTTAAAGTGCAAGAGTAATCTACTGTTAAGGCAAGAATTGCACTTAAATATTGGAATGGAGAACGTTATGCCAAAAAGAGGTAGAAAGAAAGCGACCGGTAGATTTGATACCCGTCAAGAGCTGATAGCTCGAGTGTGCCATTACTATAATTGTGGTGGCATGAGTGATGCTCAAATTGGCAAGTCCGTGAAAGTTTCTGCAACAACAGTAGCCTCAATTGTTAATACGAGCTACGTGGCCTGGAGTAAAGAGAATGTCCGAAAAATTACGTGAGCCACTGTATGAACATGACTGTGATCAGTGCGTGTTCCTCGGTGTCTTCATGAGTGCTGACCTTTGGGTCCACGCTGAAGATGAAACACGGAAATCAACTGTGATTGCCAGGTATGGCAAACATGGTGACTACAACAGTGGTCTTTGCTTTTCGTATGGTACAGATCCTCGACTGACTGAAGCACGTATTCGTGCTGAGGCCAGAGACCTTCTCAAATTAGGTGAAGGTGTAACGAAAGCTATGGTGGAAGCCTATAATGCCAAAAGCTGTTGATCGTTCCAATTTTGTTTATCCAAATTGTAAAGTCTGCTCCAAACCAACACCAACTCTCACCAAAGATGGTAATGTCATTGATCATAAGAATCGGCTAACAGCCAAAACTTGTGGTGATGCTGCGTGTAAGGCTGAGCTGATGAAAGCAAGGAAGAAAACATTACCCGCTGGGGAGTTTCCCCAGTTCCAGCCTAAAAAGCCAAGTCCAATGGATGAAGCTATTTATGCATTTACCCATCCAGGAAAGAGGGCTTACTAATGGCTGAATTTGGAGAGAGGGAAACGGTATTCATTTCAGACGAGGTTGACTCAGACGGAGATGTAATGCTTGAGGTTAACCGAGAGGCTGTTTGGCTAAGTAAAGTTTCTGCCGAACAGATTGTTAGACACTTGGAAGAAGTGTTCGATCTGTGACTAAAACAGAGAGAGCTCTCGACCTTATGAGCAGATCTAAGCATAAAATGTCGTTACCGACAGCTATGCGGAGACTCAGGAATGGGTGGAGTGATGAGAAAATCATGGCTACACCTGTTCAACTTAAACCACCACCAGATCATCCCCTTAAAAAGCCTTGCTACAAAAGGATGGATGACTATCGAAATAAAAGGACAGAGGTAATAACCGATGAAGTCAAAGAAGTTAAAACGTGAGGAAGCAGAAGAGCGTGCCATCCACAGTGTGTTCGAGAATTCAAAAGGATTCCGTACTGGGTCAAAGACCCGTGAACAGTGGGATGCCACTAAAGCTAAGGGGTTCTTGACAGCAAGATCAGTTACCACCCCTGAAACAATGACCGAACCTTATGGTGATGGGGAATACGAACTTCATATTGTAGATTAGGGGGTGTTCACCCTTACGCCGATCAAATAACCCACTGGAGAACTCTTCCAGAAGCACCGAGGTCTTAACATGCAATATCAACAGTATATGCACAAGAGCTATATGCCCTTGTGTGCCGCTATTCGTGCCCTGCCTAATCTGAAAACTTCTACCAAAGATGTAATCATTACCAGGCTTAGAAATAACCTGGGGGGTAGACATATACGGAGAAAAGAGTACATCTGCGCTAAGAGAGCAGGTGTTAGCTATGCAAATGCGTTACTCGCTAACTCTTTTGGGTGGAGTAATACTGCTGAAGGGATAGACTTCTGGGCTAATGTAGATCGTAGACTTAGAAACCGATTTAAAGCGTGGGAAGCAAGTCGCAAAGAACTTCAGTCCGATAATGTGCGTCTTCAAGAGACACATGGACAAGACGTAATACTCATTAAGCTCACTGCTGATGAGATCCTGGAGTCTAGAGTCCGTGCAACATTGCTCGAAGGCGTGCTGAGGAAAATTTACTTCAGCTCACTTGATGATGGCACCGTTACTCTGGTGAAGGAGATAATTCCTGAACTTGAGATACCGGTAGGGGATGATTAATTATGACTTGTAAAGTTGTTTATCAAGAAATGGCTAAGACCCTGGTTGACTACTCATTTATAGGGGACAATCAAATATTTTGTATTGGGTCTGGATTGTACATGGCTCAGCACGAGGGGAGGTTGCTTAGCGTTGCAACTCAAGCAATTAGCACTCTTCCTTTATCTTTTTCCTGCAGAGCTTCTTTGAGCGTGGTTATAAACACTGCGTAAGGTGTGGTATTGGAAATGTGCAGGCCGGAGTAGTGGCTGCGAACTGGCAAAAAGGGTCACTCTTTACCGAGTATATGTACTGTGATTGCCCTGTAGGTGCCATAACTGAAACAATAGAAGGTATGAGTCATGACAATCAAGCAATACATCATCAACCTGATAATTTCCTCAGCGATCACCACCATAGTTATCCTATTTATAAGTGGTAATGTTCAGGTGTCTGATAAACCCGACGGTGAAGCCCATAACTGGGATAAGCCTACCCATTTCTGGAGTGAACAATGAACATTGAATCATGTCCGTTTTGTCATTCAATTGATACCCAGGTGGTATTAGATTATGAAAATCATAACGCTTTTGTCGTTTGTGTGGACTGTGATGCCCGGGGACCGGTTATAGAGATCCAGGAGATAGTATCGATTCCTGACTTTCCTGAAAGGCTGCAAGCAGCAGCTAAGGCCAAGTGGAACGATAGAACTTACCATTTATCTAGTTTTTAGGTGCCAATATGAACCCAGAAAGAGAATTGCGTGAAGCTCTCGATTACGTCGAAGAGCACGAAGAATACATGAGCATGGCAGCCCAACACCGAGATTTGTATGATATCGCGTTGAGCTTATATTTCTGTGCAATGTTAATTCACCTGTACACCAATGATGATGCTGCTAAAACTTTTGGCATCTACATGGCAGTATTGGGGATGGTAACTACAATGGGATATATATATAGTATTTGGAAGTTTGCTGTTAAGACTATACAATCCTACAAACTTCCCAAGAGATCAAAATAATGGCAGATTCATCACTAGCACATAACAACAAAGGCAAACGCCCTGAAAAGACACTATTTCATAAAGGGGTAGAGGCTGCCACCGATGTCGTAACAGGTGTAGTTGATGGTGCCAAGAACGCAGTATCCACAGTAGTTGGTGCAGCTTCAGATGCAGTGTTTAGTTTAGCCCACTCAGTTGAGAAGGGTACCCGTGATATGGTTAAGAACAACGTGATTACAAAGAAGAATGCCGCTACGAAAAAGGCAGCTAATCAATAATAATTTCATTGGCCTACCTTTCTCATAGGGTTTTCTCAGAGGCGCTCCCACTCTGGTCGTAAGGGAGACTAATTTAACTATTAGACAAAGCTTTTCCTCCTTGTTGTGTTTTGTTTAATTCTTGCCCTCGTTATGAGGGCTTTTTTTATGTCTGAAGGAAAGATAATGAGTCTATACGACGATATGTACGAGTTGGATAACTTTTTTAAAATGTTGGCTGGTAAGAACAGAAATGCTGTTGATACATACAGCTCGAAGGAACTTAGAGATTTGAGAAAGGCTTGGAATAACGTTTCTAATTCTCACAACGCACATGAAAGAAGAGAGATGGAGTGGGAGCCTGTAATAAATGCTTGCAGAACCATTGTCCATTCGTTCTCACCGGAGGCACCATAATGACAATGTTTAAATACACTGCAGAACAGCATGATATTCGAGATCACATCGAAAAACATGATGGAATCTTGCTGGTATCCGCTGGTGCCGGTACCGGTAAATCTCTAATGGCACAAAAGATTGCCGAAATGGTTAACCCTGTCAACGGTTTGTATACCGCATTCAATAAAGCGATCGTCACTGAAGGTATTAGACGGTTCGAGGGGTTGAATATGAGCTGCAAGACGCTGCATGCACTGGCTTATAGCTATGTGAAAAATGCACCCAAAATAAATGTGTCAGATATCAGTGATATCTCATACACCTGCATTGAAGAGAAGCTTGCTTATAAAGATAAGAAGCTGGTTATCGATGCTATCAACATGTTCTATGTGTCCAGTTCAGTAGAAATGTATGATTTCATGAATGACTACTTCAAGACGCAAAACGCTGGAGCCAAGTTAGCCAATCTCGCAACGAAATACATCTGCAAGATGATAGAAGGCGAGTTGAGCCCTTCATTCAATTTTCTGTTGAAGTATTTCCACATAATGTTGGTAGAAGGCACTATCACCTGCAACTATGACCTGGTGATCCTTGATGAGATCAATGACACCACAGCAGTATCACTCGCGCTGTTTAAGCTAATCAATGCACCTAAGAAATTAGGACTTGGTGAAACCAATCAAGCGATCTACAACTTCCTCAACCTGGTTGATGGATTCGAGGAGCTGAGTGACTCACCGGTACTCAGTTTGACTCAATCATTTAGATGCAGTACCCGTATTGCACAAAGGATTCAAACCTTCATGCAGGAAGATGTTAGTAAAGACTTCAAATTTATAGGCACAGATGAGCCTGTAATGAATGGCAAGACTTTGTACTGTACAAGAACAAATGGCATGATCATCAAAGAGATCAGTGACCGGTTAGCTGCCAAGCAGGGATTTCATCTACTGCGTAAGATCTCGGAAATATTTGCTTACCCTATGGCGATATCTACAGCCGGACAGGGTAAAGAAGTATACCAAAAGAAATATCGATTCCTGGAAAAGGAATATGAGATTTACGAGGAGTCCAGAAAGTATGGGGATAGTTACCTCCAACACCTGTTAAAAAACGTAAATGACCAGGAAACGAAGAGTGCAGTTAACCTGATGCTCTCCCTGGCTAGAAAGAATATTAACTTGTTC